TTGCGTTCTTCAAAGGGCTTTTCGGCTGGCGTTTCCAGCCCCAACTGGTTCAACGCCTCGTCAATCTGTGGCGCGGCGCTGCCGGCCTTGATTCGGGCGGAGACCAAGGCGCCCCTGAGAAGTTCCGCCTTGAACTTGATCGTCTCAGGGTCATCCCAAAGTTGGGGGAAGTAGGACTTCCGATAGCCAGCAAGCTGTTCCTTCGTATAAGCCGCGCCGGTGCCCAGCGTAAGTGCCGCGTCTATGATCTGCTCTTGTGCGGCTTCGACCTTTTGTCGGTCCCCGCCCGTAAGGTAGTTAGCAGGCGTGTCGCCAAACATGGATCGGACGGTCTCCGGAACAATTCTTGGCGAAGCGGCGGCGGGAGCATCGCGAGTGACACCGCCAAGCATGATTGCGGCTTGGGATAGCCGGGTGGCTAGAAATGCCGCCGTCCGCTCATCGCCGACCAGCTTGGGGTCCGTCGGAGGCTTGGCCGCGTCCCGTTCCGCCTTGGCGATCTCCTGCCGCTTGCGTTCCTCTTCCAGTCTGGCGTTGACAAGCTGCTGCTGGTCGATTTCCTCCTGCACCGGGCGTACGGGCGCGGGCTGGCGCGGGCGGGGCGTGCCGAGAACGACCGGCTGCGGACGCCTGTCTTCGGGAATGAGGTCGGCGAATGGATTCTGCACTAGCGTCTCCTGCCAGTTTCGAACTCGCGCATGGCTGCGGCGAGTTGGCGCACATGGCCAGCGCCAATCGGCTCATTAGGCTTCAGGCCGAGGCGGCGAGCAACGTAATTCGTGTAGTTCGTCACCTGAGCGTCGGTATTGTCTCCGCCCCGGCTTTGGCGCGGAGCATAGGTTTCGATGATGCTCGACACCGTATTCAGCCCTCTGCCGAGATAGCGACGGCGCAGAAGAGCCTCCTGCGCCTGAATACCCGCGTCAGGCGACGAGAAGCTTTGAAACTCTCTTGAACCCGGCTTCCGGAGCGCGCCTGGATTGTTCTTCCTTTCGATGGTTAACCCGCGCCTAGGGAAAGGTGGCCGGGCCAGATTGACCCGCACCTCCTCTCAGCATCTCCTCAAGTCGCGCGTTGACCGCCGCCGGGTCCGCCCCAGCCCTGATCGCCTCTTCGGCTTGGGCGCGCAACGAAGCCTCGCCCTGCGGCACAGATCGCGAAGGCCGAGCCGCAGCGCCGGAGTAGACCTCAATCGTATTGTCATCCGGGTTGCGGACAAGAAGCGGCGGGCCTTCCGCGTGGCGCTCAAGAAGCTGCTCGGCGAGGTCGTTCCTGCCGATGCCCCGGTAATAGTCCACTTCCTTCTGGATGTTGGGAGTCGTTCCAGAAGGCTTGGAAAGCGCCGCGCCGATCCGCAGTACCTGATCGACATAATTGGGATCGTAGGCTTCCGGAATTTCGCTGAGGTCCATGCCCATTCGCTGCGCAGCGGCGCGAGCCTGCTGATATCCAGCCTCGTCTTTCACGTCCTTGAGTAGCGCCGCCCCCAGCTTGAACTGCTCCTGATGCGCCTCGCTTAGTTGCTCGCGCAATTTTGCTTGCTGAGCATCGAAGCCCATGGCTCCCTCTATGTCGCCGCCGCTGACATAGGCATTTCTGGCCATGGCGGGATCGATTCGACCGGTTGTCGGGTCATACGCATCTGCCAGTCCGGAGCGAACGCGGCGCTGACGGGTCATCTCGTCCATCTGAGCCCCAAGGACGGGATTGACGCTCGTAAGCCCTGCCAAGGCGCTTTGATTGGACGGATCACGCGCAAGTGCGGCAAGGGCGCTGTCCTGCGTCCCCTGAATACGCGTAGCGCGGCCACGCTGAACGCCTTCGTTGAACATGGCCCCTACATCGGTAGGACGGAGCAAATCCCACTGAATATTCATTTCGCCTCCAATTCGGCGATGCGAGCCTTCAAAGCCGCGACATTCTCAGCGAAGCCCGCCCGGCCTTCACGCGCCTTGACCTTCGCCTTGAGGGCGGCCAATTCTTCCATCAAATCCGCCATGCTGGAAGAGTCCCCCCGTAGGGCAGGGCCGTTGCGCCGCCGCCGATGCCACCCTTGCCGCCGTAACTGCTTCCGAAGCCTCCGAGCGACCCGGCGAGATTGCCCACGGCTCCAGCAATCTGGCCGTACATCTGGCCTTGCGCGGTGCCGTTGACGAGCGCCGCATTGGCGACCGCCGAAGCTCCGGAATTATTGTTCGCCGTGATGTTGTTGACCATATTCTGCCCAACCCCGGCAAGGGCCGAAGCGCCGGACATGCCCATATTCTGCTGATTGGACAGAAGCGCCATGTAGTTGCCAAGCTCGTTCGAGGCGAAGTTCTGGGCGTAGTTGTTGATCCCCTTCATCGCCGCACCGCTTTCCAGAAGCCCGCGCGCGGCGTAATTCTGGTTGAGCCCCTTCATCCCTTCATTGAAACGGAACTGATAGTTGGTCGAATTGCGGAACTGGTCCCAAGGGTTCTGCGCCTGAATTGCCCCCTGCGGCACCGGAGCCGAAAGCGTTTGAGGGGCAAGCGCTCCGTTCTGCTCGGCCCACACCTCTTCGGCGGTCCTGCCGTAGTTTCCGGACTGGTCCCACGGATAGAAGCCTTCCGGCATTGCCCCGCCCATCGAAGAGGCGGGCGTTCCCATCCCGTAGAGCGCGCTGCCTTGTACTTGAGCGGGAGCGGATGCCTGAGGAGTGCCGAGCAACATCCCGTTCAGGGCATTTGACGCAGCTAGTCCATTGTTCATGAACGGGGAGAGGTTGGCGCTGTTCTTAGCGTAAAGCTCGCGGGCAAGCGCGTTGTTGGCAGCCGTGTTGTCCGTTGCCGCCGCCGCCGCTTTCTTCGCCGCGCTTTTCTGGGCCTTGCTCGAAAGCACAGCCCCTCCAATGGTGGCGGCGGCTCCGATTCCGGCTGCGATAGCGAGTGGCGGCATCAAACATTCTCCGAAACAAAGAGTTCGCACGTTCCGTGGCGGGTTTCCAGCATTCCGTGAGATTCCCACTTGGCCAGACGGGCAAACATCCGCACCTTTTTGTCATCCTCCGGGACCAGCGCCCAGAACAACCTTGCGCCGTATCCGTCGCGCATTTCGTCGGTGAACCTTCCGGTAAGCCGAAGGGCATCCCGCCCTCGCGCCTGATAGAAGACGTGAACCTCGTAAATGCCCGGCCCTCGCCATGCGAAAATGATCCCGCTTTCGCCTTCGGTTAGACAGATGTTGAGCGGTTCGGCCAATACCTCCGTAAAATCGCAATCCGGCCAATCACGTTGAAGAAGCCGATTGACCTCGCTCGCGTTTCGCGTTCGGATCAAGGCTCGAACCCTCCATAACCCGGCGGCCGGGCATAGCCCCCGCTCTGCGTACCGGCCGCCGGGATTTCCACCGCTCCGACATTGTGCACGTCGCCGATTTGCGCCGCATCTGCCTCGTCGGTGGAGTATTGATAGGTTACCGCCCCGCCCGCTCGGGAAGGGTCGGAATAATAGATGTGAACCCTCGTCGGCGACGCCTCACCTGTTGCCAATGTGTCGCCAGTCACCGCGACGATAGTCCCGTCCCCATAATGGCGGTCGTGATTGGCTATCGTGACAAGTCCGGCGCTGTCAGCTTCAACGACCGGAGGCGTGAAATTCTCGACAAAGCTGGTAGACAATGCGCTGGCAGCGGTGATGGTTTCGGCAACGGTGTTGACGGCCTCAATCGCCTCGTTCGCAGTCGTAATGAGGTCGTTCAAATTGACAATCGCAGTGACAAAGTCTTCCAGAGAGTTGACCGACGTTTCTATATTCTCAAAAGCCCTCTGTAGCAAATACTGAAACTGCCGTGTCGGATATCGATCGGAAGTAACAATAGGCTGAGTGTCGGAAAGCTTGTCGAGAAAGAGCGTCACTTAGACCTCCCACCGCCCGGCTCGTTCACCTTGACGCTGCTCACTCGCAACGGAACCGGGTCAGAGCATCGGAACCCGAATACCGCCACAGGGGCGTCAAACATTCCCAAGGCCCTCCAGCGGGTACGGGCTCGATACTCCCCCTGTGCCCCGAGAGAGGCGGAGCGCCAGCTCCCCCACGTCGCGCCCGCGTCACGCGAGAAGCGCATTTCCATGACCGGATTCGCCCCCTGCCCCGCCAGCTCGTCGGTCCAGCCGCTATTGGACTCGACCTCAAGGTTATCGACCGAAACCGGCCCCTTAACCGGAAAAGCCCCGGTAAATTCACGGACCAGAGCATCCTCTCCGTCCATGAATCCGCCGAAGTTCCAGAGCTGGCCGGTGCTGTCGTCGCCGAGGAAAAGCACCCGGCGCTGCACTGCGGCACACCGTGCCCGGAAGTTGTCCCTGCCGTGGGTCGAAAGCTCACACCATTGCCCCGTAGCCGCGTCATAGGCCCACGTCCCTTGGTCGAGGCGAAGGCAAAAGAAATTGTGCCCCTCATAGACGAAGCCCCAGCATGCGACCGAAACCGAAGCCTCTATCCGCTCCTCTATGCCATGATCCGAAATCCGCTCGGGAACCTGGGCGATACGGTAGACAATCCCGTCATGTCCGACGAAGGTAAGGCTGTTGTCCTGCGGAACCGCGCACCCTGTAGCGGCAACGCCCTTCTGGTAGAGCCTTTGCAGGATGCGGCTGAAGGGCACTTCGGCACCGGTGGCGGCCCAGACTTCTATGCTCACCTGTCCCAAGAGATAGAGGCTGTCGCCGACCGCCTTCACGTCGAGCAATTCGTCAGGCACATTTTCCGCCGAAGCGAAGTCGAGGATGTCCCACGACCGACTGTCGCGAACGGCGGACCAGAAGAATCGATGCGAGCCCTTCTCAATCGCGATAAACAATCCCGCCAGATAGGCAACGGCAGTCACCTCATTGCTGAACAGGCCCGCGAAGCCCGAATTTACGAAATCCGTTCCGTCATAGCTGTAGGCGGTGGAGCCGCGCGTGACCAATATCTCGTCGGCAGAGGCCGCCCATGACGCCGGTCCCGAGCCGGTCAACGTGCCGAGAGGAACCCCTTCGCGGTAGAGCGTGTTGCCGAGAATGGCGAACAGGTCACCGCCGAACGTGCCCTCCTGACAGAACAGCCCGACAACCGGACCCGCGCCCCAATTCGCCGCTTCCACAAGCCCTTCTCGGGACAGAAGCGCCACGCCCGATTCAGCCGAAGGGGTCTGCTCGACGTACATATTCCGCAGGATAAACTCGGGAAAGTTTCCGTTCGCGCGCCGGTATGCGGCCAGTCCATATCTTATCGCTGGCACTCAATCCCCTTTCGTGCTAGGCAGGCCTTGGTTGCGGCAAGCTTGGACGCAAGCACCGTGTAGCTCACCGGATAGAGCGCGGGTCTGGCAGCAATGCCTAACTGGTCAGTAACTGGTTCGACTCCAGTCGCGGGCCGCAACCAGCTTACCCATACTGGCAATATTCAGAGGGGCCGAACGTGTAGCTGTCGGGACGGTCGCTGTCCAGAAACTCTTGGTACAATTCCTCAGCCTTCATCATATAGCGAGGCGACAGGACCGCTCCGAACAGGTCCGCGCATTCGACGGCGAGGTTCTTCCACACCATCATATGCCACTCTGGAAGGATGTCGAGCGTTTCGGACGCATTGGTAACGGTTTCAGCCGTGCGGGAATAATCGATCTTCAGCGTCACATCGGTTGCCGAGACCGGCCAGAGGTGCAGCACGTCTCCACCCGATTGCTGGGACAGGTAATAGATCGTCGGGCTGCCAACCGTCGCCTTGCTCGGAAGCGAGAGATAATCGCCCCGCTCCCATGGGTATAGGACGCGCTCCTGAGTAGCCGAAATTACAAGCCGGACGCTGTTGATGTCGCGGATTTCCGGAGGGAGAACGCCAGAAGGGTCTCCTCCGGGAACCGTCACTTCGCCAGTGGCCTCGCGGAACAGGTTCCCCTTCGATGACCAGCTTTTCAGCAAGCCGTTCAGGCGCAACAGGCAATCGTCCAATTCACTCCCGGTGGGCTCCTCACCCGAGGCGATGACCCGCGCATCCCGAAGCGCCGCAACGATGTGGTCGCGGGCCGTGACAGCCCATGCGGTTACTCCGGAAGTGGTCATTACAGGTCATCCCCTCCCATGTCGCCTTCCTCCCTGTAGATGATCGGCGGCTCCGGGGAAGCGCCTTTCACAGGCACGCCCTCAGGCCCGACCTTGGGCGGCTTGGTGTCCGGCGGACGCGGATCGTGGCACTTGCCGCAGACCCGAAGGCCCGTCCATTCGCGCCGAAGCGCGGACAGGCGGACCTTGAAGCCGCATCTGGGACAAATTCCCCACGGAGATTTCATTCCCGCCACTCGAACATTTCGTGGAACACCTCGCGTGCCTGCTCGCCCGCCAACATGTCACGCCGGATAATCTCGGCAATCCAAGCCGGAATGAGCGCTCGCGGAATGATGTTTCCCGCCTTGTTATCGTAGCGATAGCCGACGCTGGCAGCCCCGTCGCCGTAGAGCCCGATAAGCACATATCCGACCAAGGGACTATCGTCAGTCGCCATCTCCGCGACGGCGCGGGCGTTACGGACAACTGCCCCGCGCCAGTCGTCGCCGCCGTCCGGGCCGGGATTGCTTCTCAGCACCCGCACCTCAGCCCCGCCATCTTTCAGGCGGACCCTTCGTACCCGGACGGCGAAGTCGCCCATTACGCCGGATCGGCCGCCGTGAGGCCGCCGCTGGTCGAGTTGAAGTTACCCCCAAACTCGTCATCGGTCCCGGCCTTGTAGCCGCCGGAAATGCTGTACGTGCCGGAGAAGTGGTTGCCGTATAGGCAGTTGTTCGCCCCGCCGGTCAAATCGATGCTCATCGTGGTGAACTTGCCGAAATTGTTGTTCCGGATCGTCGCCTGAGTGAATCCCGAATCGATGTGGCTGGTGTTCGCCATGAAGATATTGTCATGGATGTCCCACCTGTGCGCGT